GGCGGTAATGTGTTCGCCGCTGCCGAGATCTACACGATGATCCGTGACTATCCGCACAATGTCACTGTCAGAATTGCAAGCATTGCGGCTTCGGCAGCATCTGTAATTGCAATGGCAGGCAATACTGTGCAGATGTCTCCGACCGCACTTCTCATGATTCACGACCCGTCTACCATCGCATTCGGCAATGCAAAGGATATGGAAAAAGCCATTGCAACGCTGAATGAAGTAAAAGAGAGCATCATCAACGCATATGCTGCAAAAACGGGGCTTTCCCGCAGCCGCATCAGCAAGCTCATGTCCGACGAGACATGGATCAATGCGAAAAAGGCTGTGAAACTGGGCTTTGCCGATGAGATCCTCTTTGATGAAAAGCCTCAGTCGAAAAAGAAGGAGGAACCGGAGGAGTCTGTGCAGCCCGAGGAGAAAGGCGGTGACGATGAGGGCGATGAAAAGAAAGACGACAAGAAGCCGTTCAATCCAGACACCGATAATGTCCTTTGGGAATACAGTACCCGTGTCATGGGACAGACCATTCTGGGAAAGATCAGCGCATCCGCAGCAGAACCGCCTGATGACGGCAAGGCAGATGATGTACAGAAACCTTCCGAGGAGGGGCTGACCGCACCGAAAGTTACAGTGCCGGATATGCCTGTGATCGGCATGGACGGTAAAACCGCAGATGGCTCTATGCCGTATGAAATTCTGAAACAGCAGCTTGCTTTTATGAGATAAGCAGGCTGTATTTTTATGCTATACCGGATTATATCCGGAGAAATGGAGAAAAGATATGAGCAAAATCATGGAACTTCGCAGTAAGCGTAATACCCTGTGGGAGCAGACAAAGAACTTCCTCGAAAAGCACCGTGGTGAGAACGGTCTCGTGGAGGCTTCCGCAGTGGAGCAGTACAACAAAATGGCCGGTGAGGTGCAGGCTCTCGGCGCAGAGATCGAGCGTCTCGAACAGCAGGCTGCACTTGATGCGGCACTTTCCGCACCAACCAGCAAGCCCGTCACAAATGCCCCCGGCGGTACGAAGAAGCAGGATACTGTACCGACTGCAACGGACGAGTACAAGAGTGCATTCTGGGATATGATCCGCAACAAGGGCGATCAGCTTGCAGTCCGTAATGCCCTCTCAGTCGGTGAGGACACCGAGGGCGGATACACCGTTCCGGACGAATTCGAGCGCAGACTGGTACAGGCACTGGAGGAAAACAACATCTTCCGCCAGATGGCAACAGTCATCAAGACCAATTCCGGTACCCGTAAGATCCCGATCGCCAACGATACGATGGAGGCACAGTGGATCGATGAGGGCGAGGAGATCCCGGAGACCGACACAAGATTCGGTCAGACAACCCTCTCCGCATACAAGCTCGGCACAATGATCAAGATCAGCAACGAACTTCTGCACGACTCCGCATTCGACCTCGCATCATATATCGCTGCACGTTTCGGTGTGGCAATGGGTAATGCCGAGGAGCGTGCGTTCTTTAACGGTGACGGCAACAAGAAGCCTCTCGGTATCCTCGCTGACACCGGCGGTGCAGAGCTTGGAGTTACTGCTGCTTCTCAGACAGCAGTTACTTTTGATGAGATCTTCGACCTCTACTACAGCCTGCGTTCTCCTTACCGCCGCAACGCAGTCTTTGTCTGCAACGAGACACTTCTTCTTCAGCTCATGAAGATCAAGGATAAGAACGACAACTATATCTGGAAGCCGTCCCTTGACATCGCAAAGCCGGATACCATTCTCGGCAGACCGATCCGCACATCTTCCTTCATGCCGACTATCGCCAAGGGTGAAAAAGTACTCCTCTTCGGTGACATGAAGAATTACTGGGTGGCTGACAGACAGAACCGCACCTTCCGCCGTCTCAACGAGCTGTATGCCCGCACCGATCAGGTCGGCTTCCTTACCACACAGCGTGTGGACGGTCGTCTGATCCTCCCGGAGTCCGTGAAGGTGCTGAAGATGGCAGGTACGAAGTCCAACACCACGGGCGGCAGTACAACTGGCGGTAATACCGGCGGCAACGGCTGATAAGAACGGAGGACAGATAAGTGAATCTGATCTCACTACCTGAAACAAAAAACTATCTCCGTGTTGACCATTGTGAGGATGACAAGCTCATCCTCACTCTGATCGATACGGCGCAGCGGCTCGTGATGGATGTGGGGCGCATGACCGAAAAGCAGTTAGCGGAAAATGAGGAAACCTCCCGGCAGGCTATGCTGTATACTGTATCTTACCTCTATGAAAACCGCAATACTGCTGACTATCATGCACTGACACTTACCTTGCGTGCGCTGTTGTTCGCACAGAGAGAGGGCGTGGTCTGATGGAGATCGGAAAACTGAATCAGCGGATCGCCGTCCTCGAAAATCATTGTAAAAAGGATGCCATCGGCAACCACAAGGCGCAGTGGGAGGAAGTATTCTCCCTCTGGGCTTCTGTGACAGTCGGCAATACACAAGGTTCTGCTTCTGAGGAGACAAACACCGGAGTCACCAGAGAGATACAGCGTATCGAGGTAACGATCCGGCAGACTCCGCAGACAAAGAAAATGGGTTCCACTGGGTATAGAATCCGGTTTGACGGCATCGACTACGATATCAAGGGCGTTGTTCCGAATTACACATCGCAGGACTATATGAAGCTAATCTGCGAATCCCGAAAGGCAGGTGCAAAGGATGACATCTATTGATAATATGGCTGCGGAGATCATGGAAGGACTGTCTGAATACGCTGAACTTGCCGATACAGCCATGAAAAAGGCTGTGCGCAAAACAGCAACAAAGGTCAAAAACGAGATTTCCGCCAATGCACCTGTGAAATCCGGACGGTACAAGCGAAGCTGGACGGCGAAGAAAACCAAGGAAAACAGCCACACACTGCAAATGACCGTTCACAGCAAAGACAGGTATCAAATCGCACATCTGCTGGAACATGGTCATGCAAAGCGCGGCGGCGGACGTGTAGCGGCTATCCCGCATATCGCACCTGCCGAAGCAAACGGTGAGGAACTGCTGGAATCGCTCATCAAAAAGGAGTTATCGTGACCTACGAGGAAATTTCCGAGATGATGCAGGAGATCGGGCTGCCCTTTGCGTATCATCATTTCGCAGAGGGTGAAAGCCCGGATTCTCCGTTCACGCTGTTTCTGTCTCCCGGTGAAAATACATTCGGTGCGGATAATCTGATGTATGTCAGCTTCAAGCGGCTGCATATCGAGCTGTACACCGATGAGAAATCTCCTGAAGCGGAAGAACGTGTAGAGGAAGTCCTGCATCAGCACAACATTTATTATACAAAATCCGAAACATGGATCGAGAGCGAACGGCTCTATGAGGTCCTGTACACATTGGAGGTATGAATATGGCTCTGAAGAAAAACAAGGTCAAGTTCGGTCTGAACAAGGTTCACTGGGCAAAGATCACAGCATGGTCGGACGAAGGCGTGCCGACCTTTGCAACACCTGTCCGTCTGCCCGGTGCAGTCTCGCTGAGCATTGACGCAAACGGCGAGAACGACAACTTCTACGCCGACAACACAGTTTATTACATTATCAACAACAACGCAGGCTATGAGGGTGACCTCGAAATTGCACTCATCACCACCGATTTTGCAACCGATATCCTCGGCGAACAGCTCGACAGCAAGGGCGTTCTCGTGGAGCGCAACGATGCGGAAACATCGCAGTTCGCACTGCTTTTTGAGTTTGACGGAGACAAAAATCACATCCGTCATGTGCTGTACTGCTGCTCTGCATCCCGTCCCGCGACTGAGGGTCAGACCACTGAGGAGAGCAAGGAGGTCAAGACAGAGACACTGTCGCTGAAGGCATCGGCGCTTCCGAGCGGTCTGGTGAAGTCCAAGACCTGTGAAAGCACGGACGAGACCACTTACAACAACTGGTACAGCGCCGTCTATATCCCGACAGCTGCTACTACCAACAATAGCACCGGTACTCGTTCGACAAGCAGCACCAAGGGCGGCAGTACAGCCGCAGCAACAACCGACTGATAAAGGAGAAAGAATATGGCTATCAGAAAAACAATTACCGTTGACGGCATCGAGGTTCCTTTCAAGGCGAGTGCTACACTGCCTCGCCTTTACCGTGCGAAGTTCCGCAAGGATATCTTCAAGGACTTCTCCGCTCTGAAGGATTCCGTGGATGAAAGCGATGAGGAGAATTCCGGTCTCGGCATCGAGAGTCTTGAGGTCTTCGAGAATATCGCATGGACAATGGCCAAGCACGCCGATCCAGAAAATGTGCCGGACAGCCCCGACGAGTGGCTCGAACAGTTCAATACCTTCTCCATCTACGAAGTGCTGCCGCAGCTTTTTGAACTCTGGGGCGTGAATCTTGAGACGCAGGCGGAGTCAAAAAAAATCTCGCCCAGTTGACCGCGAGATGACAACGCCGCTGTTCCTTCTCCGATGTGTGCAGATCGGGCTGAGTTTATCTGACCTTGATCTGCTCACCATCGGAATGGTCAACGAAATGTTCATTGAAAAGGATAATGACGATTATGATTACCCGATCAAGGCAACGCAGGAAAACTTCGATGCCTTCTAAAAAGCACATCATTTCCGGCTGGCTGCGGATCCTGTTCGGGCTTGCCGTTTACTCCTTCGGTGTGCATCTGACGATAGCCGCAAACATTGGTCTGGCACCTTGGGACTGCCTCGGCATGGGTATTGCAAAGCACACTCCGCTGAACTATGGCCGTTCTATGGTGTTGATCTCTGTGACTGCTGTTCTGATACAGCTTCTGTTCCGGGAACGCATCGGCATTGCAACGATTCTCGATGCGCTGATAACAGGACGGCTCACACAGTTTTATATCGATATTTCCCCGTATCCCAAAAACCACAGTCTGTGTCTCGGAATCGTTCTGCTGTTACTCGGTTTTCTGATAATTGACCTCGGCATCTATGTGTATATGTCAGCGGAACTCGGCAGCGGTCCGAAGGACGGTCTGATGATCGTTATAGGGAAAAAGCTGCCGAAGATACCAATTGGAATCATCGGGATAATGCTGTGGTCAGTGGTTACAGTGATCGGATGGATGCTCGGCGGCTCTGTCGGGATCGGAACGTTTCTTTCTATTTTCGGTGCAGGCTTTGTCATGCACATCTTTTATGATGCAATCGGCTTTGAACCGAGAAAGCTGAAACACAAAAGCCTGTCAGAAACATTCAGGCTGATGAAACAATAATAGCACATTTAATGCTTGAATATACCCATGCGAAAGGCAGGTGATCCGCATGGCAAACAGAATCAAGGGTATTACCGTTGAGATCGGTGGAGATACCACGAAACTCAGCAAAGCCCTTGAAGGTGTCAATAAGAACATCAAAAACACGCAGACGCAGCTCAAGGATGTCGAAAAGCTGCTGAAGCTCGACCCGACCAATACGGAACTGCTGTCACAAAAACAGCGATTGCTTGCCGATGCCGTATCATCGACCAGTGATAAGCTCGAAACGCTGAAAAAAGCCAGCGAACAGGCAGCCAAAACAAAAGACAATTACGATGCGTGGAAGGCAAAATACGACCCTATCAAGCAGAAAATCGGTGAGACTGAAACAAAGCTCAAGGAACTGAAAGAACAGAGCAAGATCGCAGATGAACAGCTTTCCAAGGGCGAGATTTCGCAGGAGAAGTACAATGCTCTGCAAAGTGAGATCAAGCAGACCACTGATGAACTGAACGGGCTGAAACAGCAGGCAAAGGATGTGTCTGAGGAATTCGGGCATCCTATTTCGCCGGAGCAGTATGATTCCTTACAGCGTGAGATCGTTGAAACGGAACAGGAACTGCAAAATCTGCAGCAGGAAGCTTCAAAATCTCAGGCGGCACTTGTGAAACTTGGTGAAGCGGGTGCTTCTCTTGAAAAAGCCGGAGAAAAGATTACTGCTGTCGGTACAAAACTGACAAAATATGTAACGGTTCCTATCCTCGGACTAGGAACTGCCGCTGTAAAAACAACTGCTGACTTCGATGCATCTATGAGCAAGGTTTCCGCTGTATCCGGTGCAACCGGTGAAGATCTGGAAGCTCTCCGTGCAAAAGCCCGTGAGTTGGGCAGTCAGACAAAATTCTCTGCATCCGAAGCCGCAGATGCCATGAACTATATGGCTATGGCTGGATGGAAAACCGAGGATATGCTGAATGGTGTCGAGGGTATCATGAACCTTGCCGCTGCTTCCGGTGAAGAACTCGCCACTACATCGGATATTGTAACGGACGCACTGACAGCTCTCGGTATGAGTGCAGATGAATCCGCACACTTCGCAGATATCCTTGCGGCGGCATCTTCCAACGCCAATACCAATGTGTCTCTCATGGGCGAATCTTTCAAGTATGTTGCACCGATTGCCGGTTCAATGGGAGCATCTGCGGAAGACCTGTCTATTGCGCTTGGTCTTATGGCAAACAGCGGTATCAAAGGTTCACAGGCTGGTAATTCTCTGAAGAACGCACTCGTAAACCTCACAAAGCCTACCAAACAGCAAGCGGCAGCTATGCAGCAGCTTGGCTTTATTTCTACAGAGACCATTCAGAAAATCGACTTTGAGAAGGTCGAGAAGGCAGAGCACGCTGTTGAGGATGCGACCATTTCTCTTGACAATGCACAGATCAAGCTGAACGATGCTATCAGCAAGTACGGCGAGGGCAGCTCTCAGGCCCAGCTTGCAAGCAATAACTACGGAAAAGCACAGCTGAAACTTGCTCGAGCACAAGAGGCACTTGTCAAAGAACAGGAAGGTGTCTCAAAAGAGATAGCTGGGGCAAATACACTCATGACCGATGCAGACGGCAATATGCGTTCGCTCGGGGATATCATGGGTATGCTCCGTGAGAAAATGGGCAAGGTCAATGTGGAACTGACAGACGCCGAGGGCAATGCCCGTGATTTCGATGATATCGTTGCGGAACTGTCTACGACTACAGAGGGACTTGCACAGGCAGAGCAGATGCAGGCGGCTGCCGCTATCTTCGGTAAGCAGAATATGGCAGGTATGCTTGCGATCATCAATGCCAGCGAAGAGGACTACAACAAGCTCTCTACTGCTATTTACGGCTGTGAAGGCTCTGCAAAGGGCATGGCAGACACCATGCAGAACAACCTCGCAGGTCAGATCACGATTCTGAAATCACAGTTGCAGGAGCTTGCAATCAGCTTCGGTGAGATCCTGATGCCCGCGATCAGGTCTATTGTCAGCAAGATTCAGGCTCTAATTGATAAATTCAATGCAATGTCTCCGGCAACGAAGGAGACTATCGTGAAAATTGCACTTGTGGCGGCGGCACTGGGACCGCTGCTTGTTGTTATCGGCAAAACAATGGTCGGTATCGGCAAACTGATGCAGCTTGTAGCGAACCTGCCTTCTATGATTGCAGGAGCGAAAGCAGCATTTTCTTCTTTCGGTGCAGCAATCGGTGGTATATCCGCACCTGTTGTCGCTGTCATTGCTGTCATTGCCGCTCTGGTAGCGGCTTTTGTTCATTTATTGCGTACCAACAAGGATTTCCGAAACAAGATCACTGCTATATGGGAGCAGATAAAAAGCATTTTCTCAGGCTTCTGTCAGGGGATTGTTGACCGAATCAATGCACTCGGCTTCGACTTCAAAAATATCGGTGAGGTCATCAAAGCTGTATGGGACGGACTCTGTAAGTTCCTGAAACCGATATTTGAGGGAACTTTTCAGCAGATCGTAAACATCTTCAAAGCTGTGACAGATATTATCCTGAATCTCCTCGATGTATTTATTGGTATATTCACAGGCGACTGGGATAAGGTATGGAACGGCATTAAGGGGATTTTTGTAACGGTATGGAATTTTCTCAAAGACACGCTGAAAAATGCGCTGAATATGATCTGCGGTATTTTCGGCACAAATCTTGGTATGATAAAAGAATTCTGGGTAGATGTATGGAATGGTATCAAGACCTTTTTCGTTAATATTTGGAACGGAATAAAAAGCTTCATCACCGGTATAATCAGCGGTATAAAGAACTTTTTTGTATCTGTATGGACAGGCATCAAAAGCTTCTTTGTAGATATCTGGACTGCAATTTACAACAGTGCCGCTGAAAAAATCAATCTCATCAAAACGGTTATCACAGTGGTATGGAACGCAATTTATACAACGATAAGCACCGTTCTGAATTCAATTTGGTCGGTCATTACAACTGTATGGCAAACTATTTATGAATTCATCTCTCCGCTGCTGGAGGCTTTCAAGTATTTGTTTGAGACAATATTTGAAGCGATTCAAATTATTATCAGCAGTGTCATGGATTGGATACACGAAAAAATCACCACCACATGGGAAAACGTAAAGGCAGTTGTAACCGTTGTTCTTGAAGCAATAAGGACATTTTTCGAGACTATATGGAATGCGATTTATTCAACTATTTTCACTGTACTCGACACTATCAAGGGCGTGGTTGAAACTGTATGGAATGCAATCTCAGATTTTATATCAGGTGTCCTGAATGCGATCTGGTCTGTGATCTCGTCCATCTGGAACAGCATCAAAGATCACATTACAAATACACTAAATGCGATTCATGCAGTTGTTTCAGCTGTGTGGAACGCTATATCCGGTTTTATTTCATCAATTCTCAGTACTATAAGCAATACAGTTTCTAATATCTGGAACGGCATTAAAAATACAGTCAGCACGGTGATGAACACCATCAAAACCACAGTATCGAATATCTGGGACAGCGTAAAAAATGCCGTGACTCAGAAGATCACAGCAATTAAGGATACTATTGTCAACGGCTTCAATGCCGCAGTCAATTTCATCAAGAATCTCGGTTCTCAGGCGTCACAATGGGGTGCGGATATCATCAATAACATCGTCAGCGGCATCAAGAGCAAAATTAATGATGTTGCAGATGCTGTAAAAAGTGTCGCAGATAAAATCCGTAGTTTCCTGCACTTTTCTGTGCCTGATGAAGGTCCTCTGACTGATTTTGAGAGCTGGATGCCGGATTTCATGCAGGGACTTGCGGATGGTATCAATGCCAATGCAGGTGTAGTAGGTGATGCTGTCAATAACTTTGCCGGTGGACTGGCTGAAAAAATCAGCAGCGTGATTCGTGACGCTCTGTCCAATGTTGTCACAGCGGTACAAGGTTTCATGGAACAGGTTTTTGATACCGTGAAAACGGTCTGGGCAAACGCTAACACGTCAATCGACAGCACAATGTCTCAGATCAAAAACGGGATCACTGGTAGCTGGAAAGCTATTGTGTATGTGATTGAAATTGCACTGAGTAATATAAGGAACGTCATCACCACAACATGGAAGGCTGCGGCAACTGTCATTGAGACTGCGCTGAACGGTATCAAAAAGATCGTGACGGCTGTATGGACAGCGATGAAAACGCTTATCAATACCGGACAGCTTGACATAAAAAATGTGATCTCTACATCATGGAATGCTGCAAAAGATGTAGTAAATACAGCTCTGAACGGCATCAAATCCGTGGTGCAGACGATATGGAACGCGATGCCGGATATCGTCCAGAATCCGATGAATCAGGTAAAAGACGCTGTGCTGTCGATTTGGGACAATATAAAAAACGGCATTAATGACAGGCTCGGTGGTGTGCGTGATGCAGTATCCGGAGCGATGAATGCGGTATATCAGGCAGTTATGGAGAAGGTCAACAGCTCATGGTCGTGGGGACGTGACCTCATGCAGAACCTGATCAACGGTCTGAACTATATGCTCGGCAATCTCATCAATACGGTTGCGGACGTGGCAAGGGCTATCAGTGATTATCTGCACTTCTCTGTCCCTGACAAGGGACCTTTGACAGAATTTGAAAGCTGGATGCCTGACTTCATGAAGGGACTTGCTGATGGTATCAACAAGAGTAAAAAGTATGTTGAAAAAGCAATTTCCGGTGTTGCAGATGCTATGACCATTGCGATGAATTCTGACTTCAATGTGGATATGTCAGGTGTGAGCGGAGCCATGATGGGTGCCGGAGGAACGACTGTTGTCAACAACTACAATAACGACAACAGCCGCACAGTGAATCAGACCAATCATAGTCCGAAATCACTGTCACGGCTGGAAATCTATCGTCAAACGCGGAATGCGCTTAATGTGTAATGGGGTGGGAGCAATCCTACCCTTTTTCACACCACAAGAAAGGATTTAAGTATCTTAATTAGCTTTATTAGGTGGTATGAATTTCGATAATGTCCATATTAGGTAAAGGTTTGTATTTTTCAGCATTTTCAGAGACTATTACACTAAATGATGTTGCCTTTTCCAAAAATAAGAACACTTCACAAATGAGTTTTCCTTCTTTATCCGGATGAAGAAAAACCATATGAATGTTTAATGCACCTTGAGCTAGCGAAAAGTTATCACTAATTTCACTTGGGGTTGGACAAACCCATCGACAATTGCCACATTTTGTTTTCATTTCACCGCAGATTGCTTTATAAAGCATTTCTCGAATCTCAACAGATATTGGATCATCCCAGTAAGCTTCTCCGAGCCTTAAGCAGGTATATTCGTAGGCTATTTTTAAAAAGAAAAGTGCAATCCTGTTTGGCTCGAATTCAAAAGGATATGAAATGTTCGGTTGGTATGAATTCGATTTTGCACTGTCAATCTGAAGAAGAATAGTATCTATATCTTCGGATTTATACCCCTTTCTCATTAAACTTTTTTTAACCATCTGTTTTGCTTCGTCCTTTGAATTAGCCTTGCCTTTAAAGTGTAATCCTTCATCAACAGACTCGACAGATAATTGTGGAACAAGCGTTGGATTGAAAGAATCATCTACTCTTACTAAATTTCCGAATTGGTCTTCCCCCTGCTTGAAAGGATTAGGTGTTTTACCACTTTCGCCTTTGAGACCTAAGAACCTGTCTTCACAAGCTAAA